AAGTTTGTTGGTCTTACAGATGATTCAGAAGTTGAAACTGATATCGATACCGAAATGGCTGCAGCAATTCCTAGTGCATAAGTAGATGATCTAGTAGAAATGTCCGAAGGTCTTAAAGAATTAAGAACTGGTGCTGCGGATATGGGATCAGGTGCAGTGTACGTCTGGAAAGCATAATTTAAATAGGAAAAACAAATGTCAGATACAAATTTAGATCCTTCAATAACCGCCCTCACTAATAGGGCGTCTACAGTTGCTGTCACTGCGACTGCAAGAGAGTTAATGAATATCTCAAGACTCGCTCCTAGTTTAGAGCAGTCTGAGAACGCAGATTTAGAAGTTGTAATCAACGCAAGAGCAGAAGATCTGGCTCCATCCGCGACTGCAACAGAACTCAAGAGTATTGGTAAAGCAATCGGTAATGTCCTAGAACCAGAAACATTTGTCGCTGGTGGAACACTTCCAAACCAAGCACAAAACTCCGGTAACTTCCTTGCAACAAATGGAACTGCAGAATCTTGGGGTGGACTTTCAGTTTCTACTCTCAGTGATGTCAATATATCTTCTATCATGAATGATGAGACTTTGGTCTACAATCATGTCAATGGTTTATTTGAGAATAACTCACAGGTTTTCAGAATTCAAGAAATCGCATTAACTGATAATATTCCTGCTTCCGGATCATTTACAGGACAGGTTGTTTTCGATCAACAAACATCAGAACTTAAATACTGGGACGGATCCGAATGGAAGGTTGCTGCGGTTGGTGCGTGAGGTGGTTCTGCGAAGATTGTTGTTGGCGCAAGATGTGACGATGACAACGGAAACAATACTGGATCTGTTTATGTTTACGATCTAGATGGAACTAACGAAGTCAAGATTACCGCAAGTGATGGCGCGGAGGGGGATAAATTTGGTTACTTTGTTGCAATAGGTTAATATCAAATAATAGGAAACAATAATGCCTAATACTAATTTAGAGGGACTCTTCGGAGTCCTTTTTTTTGATATAAATAATAGTGTTACGGAGTATCTATTGTGGCGTTAAATGTCGATTTTGAAAATCCAAATTATCTGAGTAATCAGTCATTCCAATTGAGCATTCTCAAGTGTCCTTCGATGAGTCCTTTCATCCAAGCAGTTAGTTTGCCTGGCATGACTTTCGGAGAAGCACTTCTAGGAACACCTTTTGCGGATAGAAAGGAGCCGGGAGATAAAATAATATTCTCAGTTCTTTCTGTAAGTTTCCTAGTTGACGAAGAAATGAAATCTTGGATGGAGGTATATGACTGGATTCGCGGATTAGGATTTCCAGAAAGCTTCGGTCAATATCGGAGCTTCGCACAAGGAAGACAGTTAACCGGAGATAATGTCTACTCAGATGGTTCTTTATTGATATATAATAATCAAGGTGCTCCAATATACGAGGCAGTATTCAAGGATTTATTCCCTATTGCGTTAGGAGATATCCCATTCTCTTCTCTAGAAACCGGAGATGAACCAACAGCGACTACTGCAGATTTCCAATACACTGGATATGAAATTAAAAAAATAGATTAAAATATGAAACTAAGTGAACTCAAGGAAGAGGCTTCTCAAGACCTCCAAATTGACAGAACTGACCTTGAAACCTCTATTCTCAATCTTTCTATGTTATGTTCCAAGTGGCATAACTATCGTATTGATCAGGCTTCTATTGTCAGTTTAACTCAATTCAAATACAAAAAACTCGAAGCAAAGAAAAAGAAATACTATCTAGGCAAACTCACAGAAGATGAGATGAATCGTCTTGGGTGGGAATCTGATGGATATAAGGTTCTTAAAGGTGATGTACAAATGTGGCTGGATGATGATGATGATCTTATCACGGAGTCGCAGAAACTTACATATCAAAAAGAAATCTTAAACTTCATAGAGAAACAAATGGATCTTCTTGATAGTAATAAATGGCTGATCAAGGATCTTATTAATGTGCGGAAATTTCTAGAGGGCGGTTAATGCAATCGGTAACTGCACATAAACACAGCGAAGTGCATTATATTCTGGATTCGGATGAACTATTCATTCTGAAAGAATTGGTGGATTACTTTACCTACGAAGTGCCTGGCGCAAAGTTCATGCCTGCATATAAGAATAAGGTGTGGGATGGAAAGATTCGTCTATTTAACCCTACCAATAGAAAGATATATGCTGGACTGATTAATCAAGTCCAGAACTTCTGCGAAATGAATGAGTATGAATTCTTCTGCGAAAAGCCAGATAGAGTTGTATTCGATGAGGATAATCTAAAGGAACTTGCAGAGTATGTCAAACCTCAATCTAAAGGTCATCCTTTAACCTATAGAGATTACCAACTAGATGCAATACAGACCGCTATCAATAAAGACAGATGTTTGCTGTTATCACCAACAGCTTCTGGGAAGTCTCTTATCATCTATACCTTGATAAGATTTTATCTAATGCATCCGGATTTGTCTGGCAAGAAAATATTGGTGATTGTTCCGACTACCTCTTTGGTTTCTCAGATGTATGCAGACTTCCAAGACTATGGGTTTGATGTCAAGAATAAGTGTCATGTGATCTATCAGGGACAATCCAAGACTACAGATAAGAGAGTGGTAATCTCTACATGGCAATCTATATACAAAGAGAGAAAGCCATACTTTGATCAGTTCGGTGCAGTTATTGGAGATGAATGTCATTTATTTAAGGCCAATTCTCTTACAAAGATCATGGAGAAAATGACTGAATGTAAATATAGATTCGGAACTACTGGAACATTGGATGGAACAAAAACCCACAAGTTAGTTCTTACTGGGTTATTTGGAGATGTTAAGAAAGTCACGACTACTAGAAAATTAATTGATAATGAAACTCTTTCTAGTTTTAAGATTGAGTGTCTAGTTCTTAAATACTCAGAGGAACAATGCAAAGAAACAAAAAAGATGCCCTATCAAGATGAGATTGATTGGATAGTTAGAAATGAAAAAAGAAACAACTTTATAGTTAATTTGACAAACAGTCTCAAAGGCAATACACTAGTTCTCTTTAACTTCGTAGAGAAACACGGTAAGCCTTTGTTCTCTCAGATACAAGAAAAGATCGAAGACGGAAGACCAGTATTTTATGTAAGTGGTGAAACTAAAGTGGATGACCGCGAAGATATCCGAATCACTACGGAAGAGTCTGACAATGCAATAATCGTTGCCTCTTATGGCACATTCTCTACTGGTATCAACATAAAGAATCTTCACAATGTTGTATTTGCTTCTCCTTCTAAAAGTAAGATAAGAAATCTTCAATCGATTGGAAGAGGGTTGAGAAAGGGAGACAGAAAGGAAACTGCAGTTCTGTATGATGTTGTGGATGATCTTAAACACAAGTCACACACCAACTTTGCTCTCAGACATTTTTTTGAGCGTATAAATATTTACAACGAAGAGAAATTTGATTTTAAAATTAACGAAATAAGAATGTATAGATGAGTTATAAGATAATTAGGTTGCATAACGGAGAAGATTTACTTACAGAATTAGTAAGTGAAAATAGAGATTACTATAATGTTAGAAACCCTTGGCTACTTTCTAGAATCCCTACTGGCGTAAAACCTTCCGAGGCCTACCTAGCATTCTCTGAGTGGATTCCTTATACGCACGAAAAAGATTTTTCTATTGCTAAAAAAGATGTTCTTATTGCAACATCCTGCAAAGAAGAAATCGTGGAATTCTACAATCAATTAATTGAATCTAAAAGCGGAGAAACTTCTTTCCGTTCTTTTGATGAAGTTATGTCAGAGAGAAGACAACTTGCAGAAACTACTACAGATTACATGGAAATTCTAAAAGACTTTGAGTCTTCAGATAAACATTAGAATAGTCCTTAAATCACAACAGAATTATTATACACATATGAGCGCAATCTGTCAAGTAAATAATTAAATTAAATTAGTCGTTGACAACCTACCCCTCGTTTGTTACAATGTATGCAACTTTTAAAGAGGAGCCCATGACAGAAAAAAAGAAAAATGCACACTATGTAGACAATAAACAATTACTTGCCGCGATGATAGAGTTTCGTAATTCTGTCATAGAAGCAAAAGAAAAGGGTGAACCAAGACCTAGAATTCCCAATTACATTGGGGAATGTATCATGAAGATTTCTGAGCATTTGTCGTATCGTCCTAACTTTATTAATTACACATACAAAGATGAAATGATTTCCGATGGAATAGAGAATTGTCTTCTATACATAGACAACTTCAATCCAGAGAAATCCAAAAACCCCTTCGCATATTTTACTCAGATAATCTACTATGCATTTATAAGAAGGATGCAGAAAGAGAAGAAACAAACTTATGTTAAGTACAAATCTCTTGAGCGACAAGTCTTGGAAGATGATATACTTGAGGCTGGTGGAGTGACTAAGAAAAGTTACTTAGAGTTTATGCAGAATAATATGTCTGGATTTATTGTAGACTTTGAGAAATCTCAAAAAGTTAAGAAGACCAGAGCAAAAGCGAAGAAAAAGGAACAGAATGAAAATAGCCCTCTTGACTGATACTCATTTTGGAGCTAGGGGTGATTCTCTAGTCTTCTTTGATTACATGATGGAGTTCTATGACAATGTGTTTTTTCCATATCTGTCAGAGAACAACATTAAAACTATGATCCATTTGGGGGATGTTGTGGATAGACGAAAGTTTATTAATTTCAACATTCTTCATGGGATGAGATCTCGGTTTATCGAAAGACTTCAGAACGAGAAGATAGAGTCTCATGTGATTATAGGCAATCACGATACCTACTTTAAGAATACAAATGATATCAATTCAATGAACGAGTTGATTGACTTCAATCATGAATATGCTCCGAAGGTGTATTCAGATCCAACTACTGTCAATTTTGATGGAAGAGACATATGTATTATGCCTTGGATCAATTCTGGCAACTTTACTAAGTGTAAAAATCACATAAAGAAAACAGATGCAAAAGTTCTATTCGGACATTTAGAAATTTCTGGTTTCGAAATGAATAAAGGAGTAAAATGTGAAGACGGATTGGACATTAAGATGTTTAGTGAATTTGACTTGGTGTGCTCTGGTCACTTTCATCACAAGTCAAATAATGGCCCAATACATTATCTAGGAAACCCTTACGAACTGACATGGATTGATTATAACGATCCCAGAGGATTCCATATCTACGATACTGATACAAATGAGTTAGAATTTGTATTGAATCCATATCGTATGTTCCATAAGATTTATTATGATGAAGATAAACTTTCTCAAATAAACTACTCGACATATACAGGAAAGTATGTTAAAGTACTTGTTAAAAATAAATCTAAGCAACATCTATTGGATAATCTGATAGATGATTTATATAATCATGATGTTGTTGATGTGTCTGTCATAGATGACAGTTATGAGTTCGAAGGGATGGATGAAACCCAATCCATAGAAGATACTATGTCGTTACTTT